GTGGAGAAGTCCAAGCCTGAGCACTTTGTGCAGATGCAGGTCTACATGGCAGGCACTGGCATCGATCGTGCGCTCTACTTGACGGTCTGCAAGGATGATGACCGCATCCACACCGAGCGCGTGAAGTTCGACAAGGATGTGGCAGGCAAGGCCATTGCTCGTGGCCAGCGCATTGCTTTGAGTGATCGCATGCCTGAGCCGATCAGCTCAGATGCAAGCTGGTATCAATGCAAGTTCTGCGATGCGCACGAGTTTTGCCACCAGTCCAAGACTACCAAGCATGTGAACTGCCGCACCTGCGCTTTGGCCACAGCGATGCCTGACTCGACTTGGCACTGTGCAAAGTGGGATGCTGAGATTCCTCTGGATTTTCAGCGCACTGGCTGTGAGTCGCATGTTCTGCATCCTGATCTGGTGCCTTGGAAGCTCAACGTGGATGGTCCGAACGAGTTCACAGCTGTGTATGAGATCAATGGCGTGAATCTGGCAAATGGTGACCCTGAGCAAAAAGGCGTTTGGGGTAGCAAGGAGTTGCTGGCCAATGCCAATGCCTGCGCAAGCGGTGATGCGTTTATTGCTGAGATGCGCAAGGATTTTGGTGGAAGGATTGTGGGATGAACAATGATCAAGCAAAACAAACACCACTGGTGGAATTGCTCGACGCTATTCCAGAAGACATCCGAATTGGTGTAGAAGATGGTAAAGGATGGCAGGCTGGTACGACTTGGCATCCTATTGGTCGATTGTGCCGTGAGGCTGCCTCCGAACTGCGCCATTTGCATGCAGAAAATAAGCGCTTGGAAAAGATTTGCTACGACTACCTTGGCGAACTTACAGCCATGCGAGCAGTAAATCAAATGCGTAAGGGGCCGTGATGTTGCGTGACTACCAACAGCGCACCATCGACGAGCTGTACCGATGGTTGCATTGTGTCTGTCATTCCTATAAAATGGACTCACTGACACAAGGAGAACGACATGCAATGTGCATTTGATGGATGTGAGCGTGATGCTGTATCAAAAAGATACTGTGACAAGCATTACAGAAGGCTTTTGAAGCGTGGTGATGTCAACGACCACGGAAGTCGAAAAGTTGATGATGGCAATGCCATTGAGCGATTCCACCAAAAGTATGAAATCAATGAATCAGGTTGCTGGCTGTGGACTGGTGGAACAAGGCCAAACAGCAAAGGCGTGCCATATCCACGCCATTGGACTGATGATCGAAAGTCAATCGGTGCACATAGATTTTCATTTGAGCTTGTACGTGGTGCGATACCGAAAGGCATGTACGTTTGCCATAAATGCGACACGCCTCTTTGTGTGAATCCAGATCATCTTTTTGTAGGCACGCACCACGACAACATGCGCGACATGGTGCAAAAGAAACGGTCATTTACTGGCCGTGGGGAAAATAAAAAAGGACTGGCGAAACTGACCAATCAGCAAGCAGACCAGATTAGAAAAATGGATATATCCCATCAAAAACTTGCAGCCATGTTTGGCGTAAGTGCAACAACCATTGGTCGAATCAAAAGCAGGGAGAGTTATTGATGCAACTGCGTGAATATCAATCCAGAAGCATAGAACTGCTTTACGACTGGATGTCAAACAATAAAGGCCATCCATGTGTCGTTATGCCAACTGGCTCTGGGAAAAGTCATGTTATTGCTGCGCTTTGCAAAGATGCAATTCAAACATGGCCAGAAACACGTATTTTGATGCTAACTCATGTCAAAGAACTGATTGAGCAGAATGCTGAAAAAATGCGGTTGCATTGGCCTGGTGCGCCACTTGGTATCTACAGCGCAAGCGTAGGCAAGCGCCAGCTTGGTGAGCCAATCACGTTTGCTGGGATTCAATCTGTGCGCGACAAAGCAAAGCTAATCGGGCACATTGACTTGATTGTCATTGATGAATGCCATCTTGTAAATCACAAAGATGAAGGTGGCTATCGAAAGTTGATCGGTGAATTGATAGCAGTAAATCCTGCTCTCCGCATCATTGGGTATAGCGCCACGCCTTATCGCTTGGGGCATGGCCTGATCACCGACAAGCCTGCGCTGTTTGATGATTTGCTCACGCCTGTCAGCATCGAGGAGCTGGTGTTCAAGGGTTATCTGGCCACGCTGCGCTCCAAGATCACCAAGGCCAAGCTGGATGTGAGTGGCGTGAAGAAGCGCGGTGGCGAGTTCATCGAGTCCGAGTTGCAGGCCGCTGTGGATACCGACGACAAGAATCAGGCCGTGGTGCATGAGGTCATGGGTTTGGCCGGTGAGCGCAAAGCGTGGCTGTTTTTCTGTGCTGGCGTGAAGCATGCCGAGCATGTGGCCGAAGTCCTGCGCCAGCAGGGTGTGACCGCTGAGTGCGTGACTGGCGAGACACCAAAGAAAGAGCGCGAGCGCATGCTGGCCGACTTCAAGGCTGGCCGTGTGCGTGCACTGACTAATGCCAATGTTCTGACCACAGGCTTTGACTATCCAGACATCGATCTGGTGGTGATGCTGCGCCCGACCATGAGCGCCAGCCTTTATGTCCAGATGGCAGGCCGTGGCATGAGGGTCAAGAGCCACACCGATCACTGCCTGGTGCTCGACTTTGCCGGTGTGGTTGAGTCGCATGGTCCGATCACCAATGTGCAGCCGCCAAAGAAGGGTGGAGATGGCAATGGCGAGGCACCAGTCAAGGTCTGCGATCACTGTGGGGAGCTGGTGCACATCTCGGTGATGCTTTGCCCTTCATGCGGTGAGCAGTTTCCTGAGCCTGTCAAGAAGTCGATGGTGTTGCGTAATGACGACATTATGGGTTTGGATGGCCAAGAGCTGGAGGTAACGAGCTGGACATGGCGCAAGCACATCAGCAAGGCCTCTGGCATCGAGATGCTGGCCGTGACTTATTACGGTGGTCTGAGCGATACACCGATCACCGAGTATTTGCCAATCATGCATGAAGGCTATGCAGGCCAGCGTGCAATGAGCCAGCTGCTCAGTATTGCCAACAGCGCCAGCATTGTGCCTGGTGGTCTGAATGTGAAGACGCTGGAGGACATGGTGCAGAACATGAACAAGGCCACGCCACCAGAGTGGATCGAGTATCGCAAGGACGGAAAGTTTTTTAGAGTGATCAAAAGGAGCTGGGAATGACAGTTGAAGAACAAATGAATCGAATGCACAAACTCAAGGTTTGTGATGTATGCAGTCGTGAGGCCGATCCGCTTGGTGGTGTCACGGTGCGTGCCAAGTGGCATTGCGCTCGATGCTGGGTGAAGCTGATGCAAAGGGGTCTGAAATGAGCCGACCACCAGAGCCACAATTCTTGGTTGACTATCGTGAGTGGGTCAAATCTGGCCCACCGAAGTGCTGCCACACCTGCGAGATGTACGGCACAGATGGCCTGTGCACCGAGTTCTTCATGACACCGCCAGCCGAGTTTGCTGCCGAGGTGGATGCCTGCCCTAAGTGGGAGGCCGAATGCCCATTTTGACCGATCGCATACCAACTGAGCATGAGGAGCAGCGAGAGCTGGTGCGCTGGTTTCGCCAGACTTGGCCAGGCGTGCGCATCTTTGCCATTCCCAATGGTGGCGCTCGCAGTCCAGCCACAGCTGGCCGATTGAAGGCCGAGGGTGTGTCTTCTGGCGTGCCTGATCTGTTCATTCCTGCCTGGGGGCTTTGGGTGGAGATGAAGCGCACCAAGGGTGGCAGCCTGAGTGCCGAGCAGAAAGACTGGATTGCCTATCTTGAAAGTGTGAGATTCTGTTGTATAGTGGGAAAAGGTGCTGATGATGCCAAGAACAAACTTCAGGCCTTTTTCAACCAACACAAGGACAATTTATGAGCACTCGCATTTATGTGGTTACCGACATTGAAACAAACCGGCACCGCCTGATTCGCGCTGGCAACCAAGCGCAAGCCATTCGCCATGCTGCACAGACTCGATTCGACATCGAGGTGGCTGGCCAAGAGGATTTGGTCAACCTGCTGACCAATGGCGTGCCGATCGAGCTGGCTGGTGGCCCTGCCACTGCTGACATGTTTGAGGATGCGATCGGAAACGCTGGAGGGACTGACTGATGAAACGCTACATTGGAACCAAACTGATCAATGCCAAGCCAATGACACGGCAGGCCTACAACGACTTCCGAGGCTGGACTTTGCCATCCGACGAGAACGGTGCAGACGAAGGCTACCTTGTTGAATACGTGGATGGCGGAAAAGGCAACACCGACCATTACGAAGGTTACGTGAGCTGGTCGCCTGCTGATGTTTTTGACCGCGCATACCGTCCATGCGAAGGTATGACATTTGGCCAAGCCATCGAATCGCTCAAGGCTGGCCAAAAAGTTGCACGCAAAGGCTGGAATGGAAAAGGCATGTGGCTGGTGCTTGTACCTGGCACTCCTGTGATTCATCCAAAGCCAGACACGCCATATGGAAAAGCTGGCATCACTGAGTGCGAAATTCTGCCGCACATCGACATGTGGACAACAAATGCACAAGGTCGTCGCGCAATGTTGCCTGGCTGGTTGGCTAGCCAAACCGACATGCTTTCTGAAGACTGGGAGATTGTTTGATGGCCACTGCAAAAATCAAAGATCGCTACATGACGATCAGGCTGCCTGCCGACATTGAGATCGAGCTGCGCAAGATGGCCGAGCGCAACACGCGCACGCTGGCCGCGCAGATTCTGCACTGCGTCAAGATGGAATTGGAGCGCCAGCAAGCACAGGAGACCAAAGCATGAAAAAGCAGATTCACATCAGCATCGACACGTTGATGCACAAGTGGCCAGTATTTGGCATTGGCTTTTCTGGTGGCGAGTTCTTTGTCTCGCTGTGGCTGGTTGATGTTCGCATTTGGCGAGGCTATTGATGCGAAAACGCAAGCCACAGCCAAGGCCAAGGCACTACACCATCCTCGATGAGATGATGGCCAGTCCGACCGAGCCGTTGCCTGAGAAGTTTCGCACGCACCAGCTCACCATGATGTACCAAGGACTGCATGCAATGGAGACAGCGCCAGCGCCCACCACGGACGACTGGCGGGTTGTCAGCGATGCGATCAACCTCATGGAGACGCTGGTGGTCGAGATGAAAGTCTGCGAGGACTCCAGTGGCTTGCTGATGGATGCCATCACCGCTTTGGCGCTCGCTGGCAAGCGAAACAGGGCAGGTGGCACCATTCGTATGGATGGGGCAGGAATTCAGGCTGTACGCTCAATTCTGAGCGACTATGCCGAGCTTCTGAACATGTTGCCTGCTCGCACCATGTATCGATGCCACCGATTGACTGAAAAGCGCCTGCACGATCTACTTGATGGCAAGCGCAGACCGCATGATGTGGAGATCACATCGATTTAGGGTTTATCCCTAGTTGCATTGATTGTGGGACTTCGTGCTATACTGTGGGCACATTAACCAACCAGCAAGGAGCTGATCGTGAAAAACTCAAACTTTCAAACACCACGTAATTTTGCAGACTGCACATGGGTGCAGGGCTATGGCCGCACAGAGCCTCTTTGGGAGCGTGTGGCAGGCTATGTTCTGGCCTTTGGCATTGGTGTTGGCTTGGCTGTCATCTTGGTGGCGTGGTGGTCGTCATGACACAAGATGAAATCATTGAGATGCTAAGAGCATCGTGCGATAAAGACAGAGTAGACCCTGAGCAAAATGGTTTTTGGGTAATTGTTACCGATGAACTTGTAGATTTTGCCAAGCTAGTAGCACAGCATGAGCGTGAGGCGTGTGCTCAGATATTGGCAAATACTGATTTGAGTGGGTTAAGAGACCACCCATTACAAAACTGGGTTGCGGGTCTGTTGTTTGAGTTTATCAAAGCCATCCGAGCAAGGGGACAAGCATGAACTGTTGCGACGAGTACGGCAATTGCAGACAGGGCCGTGACTGCCCTGTGCGTGTTGCTCGTGCTGCTCAACCTTTGATTCCGAAGCGCGTTTTGGGGCGCTTTTTTTATTGGCTGCTGATGGCAGTCTTGGGTCTGGTGTGGATGGCTTTTGTGGCGATCGTAGTGGCCACTTATGCGTAGGGTCTGGTGCCAGCCTTGTCGATGATCAGCGCTTGCTTGCGTGGGCTGGTGTCCTCGCTGTTTGAGATGCTGATGTGTG